TAGTGGTCACTGATGGGAGCTATAAGGGTGCCTTTATTGAGGTCTCTCCTAGTTACAGCCCCTGGTGTATTGAGGTGGATACCAGCCTGGTGGAGAGTGAGTTCGTGATTGGTTTGGGATATACATCCAGTGTGACCCTACCTGCGATCTTCGTGACCCAGGACGGACGTGCTGATCGGGTGAATGTCCCTCAGGTTCAATTCTTGTACCTGGATCTCTATTACTCAGGACGCTATGACGTCACTGTTAATAAGCTGGGATATGCCCCATACACGCAGTCGTTCGAGTTAACCACAGCCAATATCTATAGCGCCGACAATGCTCCGGTATCTGAGCTCTCAACTATCACCATGCCTATCTTTAGTCGTGGCGACACAGTAACAACCACCATCACTGCACCAGATCCATATCCGTCATCTATCACCGGATATAGCTGGGATGGTACATACAACAATCGCGGAGTATCTCCTATTCGATGAAACAATACCGCCCCGCCACAGTGCAGGACGCGGTGCATGTTGCCAATAATCTTCGACCTGAAGATCTTCAAGAAGTTCAAGGCCTGGGGTATGACTCTATGGCCTCGATCTTCAGTGTTCTAATGAGCGACGTGGCGGTCACCTTCTTCAACCGTAAGGAGGAGATCGCAGGCGTTGCCGGTATCGTTAAGGACGAGCGTCCGGGTGTAGGAATCATCTGGATGCTCTGTACTGACAAGGTTCAGACAGAACCACATACGTTCGTCCGGCAAGCCAAACGCTGGCTCAATGATGAACAGCGCAACTACCGCCTCCTCTGGAACCTGGCAGACGCTAGGAACCTTTACCACCACAAACTTCTAAAGATGCTGGGGTTCAAAGCAATCAATGCTTACCCCACTGGTCCACAGAAATTGCCCTATTTAGAGATCGTAAAACTATGTGCTTACCACTAGCTGGCGCAGGCGCTGCAGCGGGTATGCAGGCGGCTGGTCTGGCCATCAGTGCCATCGGTACGGTGGCAGGCATCGCCCAGGCTCAGGCCGGGATGCAGATGCAAGCCGCTCAGGCCCAACAGCAAATGGACCTGCAACACCGACAGCAGGTTGAACAAGGAAACCTACAGAATAAGCGGATCGTTGCACAGCACCGTGGGCAAGTATTAGCTCAGCAGGCTGGCCAGCGTTCCTACTACCAACAACTAGACAACATCAACTCTGGCGTGAATAAGACTTACGTCCAAGAGCAAGTAAAACTACAGGAAGCATCAGCTAAAGCTGCATTTAAGAGTCAGGCAATCCTGGCTAAGCAGATTGGTGCATCCGGCAAGGTCCTCGCATCTGGCGCTACTGGTCAATCAGTGGGTCTGTTGGTTGCGGATACCGAAAGACAGGCAGGCTTTGCACAAGCGCAACAGTCTGCATCTATTGAAAGTGCTACAGACCAGGCCGCTGTGACTATGGATGTCGCATATGACCAGGCTCGTAGTGCATCTAACCAAGCATTTAGCCGCCTCGAAGTACCTACACAGGCTCCAGAAATGGACCCCTATGGACTCGTTGACGGTACACCCTCTTATAACTGGACCTGACACTTATGGCCCGTATTTACCAACCTCAAGACTACGGGGATAATTTCCAGGGAGCTGCCCAATCACGTGGGTTCCAGGCTGTCCAGGCTGTTAACCGTAGCAATCAAGAGAAGCAGAAAGCCCAACAGGCTATTCAAAACATTGACACTGAGATCAAGGTCCTTGGCAGGAAGCAGCTCCTAGAGAAGACAGAGATGCAGGGCCAGCAGGCCGTGGAACGCTCTAACCAGCAAGGCCAGGCCAAGATCATGCAGGGCATCCTGTCGCTCTCTCAGACTGCTCTGAAGGGTGTTCAGCTCGCTCAGCAGGAAGGCGCAAGGATTGAGAAGGAGAATGGTGTCCTCGATGCCATCGGCTTTAACAATCAGCCTGACGGTGGTTCACAGCTGAACCCCACAGACTTTAGTGCTGCTCAAGACGTCGACACACAGATTGGTGTGCAGTCAACCGCTATCGATCAGACCGCCACTGAGGTGGAATCAAGCGGCACCATGATGGACCAGGACGTTGGCAATCAGCTGCGTCAATCGTCTGCCTATGTGCAGGCTCAAGGTATCCGTGGAAACGTTTACCAGGCACGCTCTGGACACCGGATCTTCATGCAGGAAGCTCTCAACGCTATCCCTGATGCACAGAAGCCCCGGACCATGGCAGAGGCTCAGGCGTTAGTCCGTAACCTCAACCGTCAGTTCTTCCAGGCCTCAGGTCTATTTGGTGTTAACAAGTCTGTTATCGCTAAAGAACTAGGCCCCACCATCATCAACAACAACGCCAACATTGAGGCCCAATTGGTTGCATCTGCAATCAAGGCTGATCAGGCGGCGAATATGACCCAGATCCAGAGCAACATCTACAACTCTGTTGCTTCTGATGCGTCCGCTGCTGAAGTGTGGCAAGCCGCCTCTGAAGGCATGGCTCACGGGAATGTGGGTCACAAAGGTTTCAGTGCTGCCAGTAATCAGGCTGCTATGGAAGCCGTCATTGAGCAGGCAAAAGCAGACGGTGATGTCCAACTCCTCCAGGAGTTAATGGCTACACCTAAGATCCCTGGGCAGCCTAATGGCCCCACCCTGGGTGATGAGTATGGCCACCTAATTGGCCCTGCTGTTGCATCAGCACGGTCAACCCGTAACTCTGAGATCAGTGGTATCAAGACTGAGCAAAACCGGATGGCTAGTGAAGCCGTCCAGGCCTACTACGACAACCCGTCACAGGAAGCTAAGGCTCAGTTGATTGAAAAGCTGCAGGCTATGCCGCAGACCTCTTCTGTTCGTCAGGAGCTTCAGAGGATCACAGCTTCTGGGTTCAATAATGACCCCGCACTTGAGGCTGACTTTGCTGCTAGGGCTGCCCGTGGTGAGTTTATCGGACAAGACGAACTCCAGGAAGCTCTCGACTCTGGTCGAATCCGTCCAGAGGTTTACCAGCAGCACGCTAAGTCCAACGTAGATATCAAAAATGAAGCTAAGGCCAGAGAAGTCACGAAGGAGCTTATGCCCTTCATTCAACAGACTGTGCTGGGCGGTACTCGCACTGCTGATATGCCTGCTACTACACGCACCGTATTTAACATGCGGACGAAGATGTTCCAGGACGAACTCACCTCCCTGCTTGCAGCCGAGGCACGTTCCAATCCCGAACTCCTGAGCAATGTTAATGAGCGTAATCGTGTAGCTACTGAGTTGATGCAACAACTTGCATCTCGTCCTGAATATCAGTTAGTTACCGACCCCAAAGAAGGAATCAAGTTCGCCGCAGATCCAGGCGTTACCAGTGAAGGATTTAAGGCAATCACGATTGCACCAGGTGAGCAGGACTTTAGAGAGTTCGGCCTCAACCAGGTGACATCAAAAGTGCCCCTTTCTGAGATTAACGCTACCGACGACCTTATCCTTAAGCCAGAAGCATTAAATGAAAGCGTTAATACAATTATGTCTGGAGGCCAGCTCTCACGGACTGTTCGTGGGTGGGCTCGTACTCTCGGCATGTCTGAGCGGGCATTCGTTGATGCCCAGCTACAGCGTTACGGCAAGCCGTCCCTTAAGCTACTTGAGGAAGGCGCCGGGAAAGCTGCAGCGCCTGGGACTGATCTAAACGCAGCGACAGGCTACCAACACCTCCAATCTATGGGTGTACCTACACGTGGTGCAGCCTATCTTACAAGTGCTATCTCTCATGAATCCGCCTGGAATGGTGAGCGTGAGTGGGGACAAGTTGCTGGTGACGGTACTAACCGTAACGGTGGTTTGGTCTCCTGGGCCTCATGGTCCAACGACTCTGCCCGTCTGGGTGCAATCGAGAGGCACTTCGGTAGAAACATCTCACAAATCTCTGAGACCGATCAGCTGGATTACATGCTGAACGTAGAGATGAATCGTGGACGCTTCAAGCAATACCGCGCTGTATTTATGGACCCTAACGCCTCTTCTGCGGACCTCCGCTGGGCTGTTAGTGGTTACTGGGGTTTCGATCCTAAGTACACCGGAAACCGCTGGAGCGATGCTGAGGCAATGATCGCGGGAAAGGCGTAAGCCGTCAGCGTGCTTACACAACAGGGAACATCGGCCCGACTTCTACGGGCCAGCACCTGGACGTCAAGCAGGTTGGCGGCGGTCGCTTTGACCTCACAGCCTTAGATCAGTTTGTAGAAGTAGATGATAAAGATCACGGCACAGTGTCACTATCACACCTACGCGAGTTGACAAACAACGTAGGAGATAGCTGGGACGAACATGCCGCACGTGGATCACACGGTATTGATGTCGGTACTTACACCGGATCACAAGTCTTCGTAAAGAACGGTGCAAGAGTTATCTCTACACGCCCTTCTGTTCATGGAGATGTTGTGACCATTCAATTACCTAATGGACAACAGTACACGTTCCTACACGGGACTGCTTAATTACCTCCTCATGCGTGAAGAGGTTATTTACCTAACTAACTATGGATCCTATTAACCTCTTTCAAGACGAGTCTCAGAATATCGAAGGTGCTTCCGCGGAGGCCAACAAACTATTCGAGAATGAGTTACTCAATGATACAGCGCACGAGGAGCAGCAGATTGAGCAGAACTACGCTCCTGCTGACCCTCAGCAAGCACAGGCTCCAGTCAGCGATGGCTGGGCCGCTGCTGTAGAAGCACAGAAAGCTGCTGCTGCAAACGGCACACAGCTCCCCACTGGACCAGCCCCCGAAGAGCAACCAGCACCAGAAGTAGCAGCTAAAGCTACTGAAGAGCCCACCTCCGACCGTATCGCCGGTAGTGGTGCTGAGCGTGACCCTATTAGTGCTATAGCCGCCTGGGGACGCGACGTCATTGACAACGTGTTTGAGGGTGATCAGGTCACTTATGACGAGATCCGCGACAAGATCTCTACAAAGATGGCCGAAAAGGTCGAAGAAGATAAGAACGCCAACCCTATTCTCCGTGGCCTGGCTGAGCCTAAGAGGGCTTTTGACGGTGCCATCCTTGGTGCCGCTGAGAAGACCCTCGGAGCTACTGAAGTCCTTGGGGATACGATTAAGGCTGCAACATCAGAGGTGGTTAAATTTGCCACCCTCGGTAATGTCGCCCCTGGTCAAGGTGAAGACGGTTCACAGAACCCCTTCTCCGATAATTACGACTGGGCTACCTGGAACCTGGGCAAAGATGAGTACGGCGCACAAACAGGCGTCGGTAAACTGGCTCAGGGCCTTGGTGAGTTTGCAATTATTGCATCTGCCACAGGCGGTGGTAATGCCGCTGGAGCATTGATCAGTGGCGGTGCAAAGAAAGCCCTAGCTACTGGTGGTGTAAAAGCTCTTGCCAAAGAAACAGCTAAGGCTGTTGGTAAGGAAGGCTTACAGGGGATTATTCCTGACATGATCTCTGCCGTCTCTGGAGAGGGTAATTTTGCCAACCTCCTTGAGAACGTAGCACCTCAGTTGAAAGATACCTGGATAACTGCTCTGGCTATCGATAAAGACGACAATGTCTGGGAAGCTGCCGTAAAGACTGGCATCGACGGTTTCGCTTTAGGCATACCCACTTCCTTCGGGATTAGTGGTGCTGCAAAAGGCGTACGCGCACTAAGAAAGGGTGGTGACGTGGTCGAAGCTGTTAAGTCAGCTCAGCCTGTGATCCAGCCCAATGAGCAGCTGGAGAAGGTGGGTACACAGATCATGGCCTCGGGTAACACCGAACGCTTCGAGCGTTTCAGCCAGATCCAAGATCTCAACGCTAAAGGCATCCCCACAACCTGGGACGATGCTGCTGCTGTTGTGCCTGAATACTTCGCACCTGCTGTTAACCCACGTGCCGTGTCTGATGACTTCGGTATTGCTCTCTACGACCGTCTCGATGAGATGGTTGAGCAGGGCCTCCCCGGTGGTACCTTCGACCCCTTTACTGGTGAATCACCGGTTTCGGGGACAATGGTTGCTATCGATGGTGCTGTCCTGGATAACCTTGACGACCAGGCAGAAGTTGCCGCATTTATTGCACAAAATCGTGCAATTCTAGAGCGCGACGATGTGTATTTGGGTAGCTGGGTAGAACCAGAAACAGGAAAACCAGTAGTTGAGCTCTCTCGTCTTGTCGAAGATGCGGATGAAGCTGAAATGCTGGGCAGATTGTTTGACCAGAAAGCACTCTTCCGTCTTGATGACTTCACAGAGATTCCTGTTGACGGCTCAGATGCACTACGCCAAACGAAAGGTCAACATCTTCGCTCTGCATACACAACCCCGAACGAGCCCACCATCACGCCTCCACAGCGTGTAGCAGCTCAGCAGATAGAAGCTTCGACCTCACTAGTCCGCCCTGCTAACGGCGGTGGTGGAGGACGCCTGGCTACCAATGCCCAGGTCAAGCAGATCGCTGAAGCCCGAGGTGACGGTGCCGGTGAAATCATCGACGACTTCATCAAGAAGGCTGAGGTTGACGAGTCGGATCTGGCCAAAGAAGCCCGCCTCAAGGTGTCCACCCTCCGTGACATCGTTGAGAAAGACCTAGCTGACTTCCTGGATGTTGACGGTAAGTTGATTAAAGACGCCTTTGACACCATCCAGCACGATGGACAGACAATCCTGTCCCGTCGTGGTGCTTTCCAGGTACGAGCCATGATGGCTAACACCTCCTCAGCTATCTATGACGCCGCCTTCAAGGTGTCTAAGAACGCTGCAGAAGGCATTCCTACTGACATGCACGTAGCCACCATGAAGGACAACCTTCTGGCCCTGCTGCAGATGCACAAGCGTACCAGCAACCTCCTAGGTACTCGACTGGCTGACTACAGCATCAGCGTTGCTGACATGGATATGACCATGAAGGGGTTTATGGATCCCGGAAAAGGTAGGAAGCTTGATGAAACCCTGGAATCAGCTAAGAAAGAACTAGACCAGATGGTCGACGGTCTCCAGTCACGTGACCCCAAGGCCCTCCAACAGGCTCAGCGGACTGCAGCAATGCTCCAGCTGACTGGTGGTGACGTCACCAAGATGGTCGACGTAGCTGCAAACGTCGGAAAGCTCGGTACTGAATCCGCCTTGAAGCTGATGTACAACTCCATGTTGTCCAGCCCCGCTACTCACCTAGTTAACAACCTTTCCAACGCCTTCAACATGGTCTATAGGCCACTGTCGATGGCTGTGGGTGGTAACGCCAAGATTCGCAAGTCTGCGATCGCTAGTTATCACAACTTCTGGAAGACTGTGCCCGAAGCGATCGGGCTGGCGCATCGGACTATGAAGACTGGCGTGTCAAACGTTGGTGGTAGCCGTACTGACCTCACTCAGAACCAGGTCACAACTATTGCTCTCAAAGAACTCTCCCAGCAGGCATCAGATAGCGGCAACCTGGCCCTTAAGGCTGGCTCTGGGCTCGTACACATGATGAACGACCTGGCTAACTTCCCGCTGTTTGATTGGCCCTCACGATTCCTGACCACCTCTGATGAATTCTTCAAGGTTATGGTTACCCGGATGGAGTACAACCGCTTTACTATGGAGAAAGCGATTGACCTAGCTGGTAGTGAAGGTGAGTCTGCTGTTCAGGAGGCCTTTGAAAGACTGCTGAAGTCTGAATACAGCCGTAACTTCACTAAGTCCGGTGGTGTTATCAATGAGGACCTGCTGAAAGGTGCTAAGGAAGTTACATTCCAGACCGAACTTAAGGGCGTTGCCGGTGAGCTGGGTTCAATCGTCAATAATTTCCCCCCATTGCGTCTCTTCTTCCCCTTCGTAAAGACTGGACATAACGTCCTTGTCTATACGGGAACCCATGTCCCTGTTCTGAACCTTGCACTCAAGGAATCACGTGAAGTGATCTTCAAGGACACAGCAGAGGGGGCAATGATGCGTGGTCGAGTGGCCTTTGGTACGGCAACGCTGGCTGGAGCCTCCATGCTGGCTATCAACGGCCTGATCACAGGTAATGGTCCTGCAGGTGGACAGCGTCGTAAGGAGTGGCTTAAGACTCACCAACCCCGCTCACTTCGTGTAGGCGATCGTTGGGTCTCTTATGAGCGTATTGAACCATTCGGCCAACTTCTGGCTGCTGTGGCTGACGTTCACTACGCCTTTGATTCCGGTGAACTCGAAGAAGACAAGGCCAAGTATCTGGCTGGCTATCTGACACACGCCCTGGCTGTAAACCTAACTGACAAGTCCATGCTGCAAGGCCTGGAGCCCCTGTCTGCTCTACTTAATAGCCGTAACTTCAGCGAAGAGACCTTACTGGCCTTCGCAGCAGAGACTGGTAACAACTTCGTACCCCTGGCTGGTGCCCGTAGAGCCCTCACGAACGCTATGAACCCTTATATGCAGGAGTTCGCCAGCGAACTTGAGCGCGTTAAGTACAGCGCATCTATGGGAATGATGGGTGAGCGTGCCCCCTACATCGATTGGCTGACTGGTGAGCAAATCACCGCCTCCAACGGTGGTCTGGGTAACGCAATCCTTCCTATTAAGACTGTTAAGCGTGGCCAGGATCCTGTCAAGGATGCCCTGGAAGATATCGAGTTCGATACTTCTGTTGTATCTGATGAGTTGGGTGGCGTTGAGCTTACCCCTCAACAGCGTTCTAGCTTCCAGAAGTACATCTCTGAAACAGGTATCTACAACGACCTGAAGTCCTGGGTTACTAAGCCCGGATTTAAGGAAGCTGTGAATGATTACAAGGCTAAAGTCCGTCAGGACTACAGTGTCCGCAAAGAAGACCAGTTCTTCTATCGCGAGATCACACGTAAATTGAGAGCCGCTAAGAAGGTTGCGATCCTGAGACTTAAGCAGGAATATCCAGACCTCAATGCTGAGATCATGATGGATAAGTATGCCGCTCAGGCTGATCGCCTTCCTAACGGATATCAATCACTTATAAACTTCGGTAACCAGTAATGGCAACAATCGAAAATCTATACGTGGGGGACGGGTCTACCGTCCTCTACTCTTTTACATTCCCCTATATTGAAGAGACCGACGTCAAAGTAAGTGTTGACTCGGTAGACACAACTGAATACGTACTCGCCAACGCTACTACTGTTCAATTCAACACCGCTCCTGGAGCTGATGCTGCAATTCGCATCTATAGGAGCACAAACATTGACGCCCCTACGGCTACGTTCTTCCCTGGCTCTGCTATCCGTGCCCAGGATCTAAACGACAACTTCGCTCAGGTCATCTACATCACCCAGGAGTCTGGGGATCTGGCCAGTGGAGCTGAAGATGCGGCTAAGGAAGCTGTTACGGCTGCTAATGAGGCAGTTACTGCGGCTAACGAGGCTGTCACCCAGGCCAACGCAACTATTGGAGCCTCTGATCAGGCTGTTGCTACGGCTAATGCTGCCGATGCACGGTCAATTCAGGCTGTAAACACCTCGAACTCTGCATTGTCATCTGCAGCAACGGCTTCTGCTACTGCTACTGCAGCTGAAACAACAGCTAATGAGGCTATTACTAAGGCTGATTCAACGCTAGGCGCTGCTGACGATGCAGCTGCTGACGCTGCTTCTGCCTCTGCCTCTGCATTGACTGCTCAGACCTCTGCGCTTGAGGCTGCAACCCTTGCAGGTCAGGCCCAGGCCTCTGCTGTCTCTGCTCAGTCCTCTGCTTCTTCTGCTGCTCAGGACGCCAACCAAGCTCTCATCACAGCTAACAACGCCAACGCAACCGCTCAAGGTGTTGCACAGGATGCCGCTGATGCTGACACTAAGGCTGAGCAAGCTCTAGCCGCTGTGGCTGACGCTGCTTCTGACGCCTCTGATGCTGCTAGTGCTGCTTCAGCTGCTCAGGCCTCTGCCTCCGCTGCTTCTGCTAGTGCTGCACAGGCTGTTAGTGATGCCGCTTCTGCTACTGCAGCTGCTGGTGTTGCTGAGTCTGCTGCTAACGATGCGTCCTCTGATGCTGCGTCTGCCTTGTCTGCTGCTCAGGCTGCATCTACTGCTGCCTCTGCCGCTCAGGGAACTGCTGACCAGGCTGTAGGTGATGCTGCCTCTGCTGTAAGTACAGCTAACTCAGCCTCGACTGCTGCTAGTAATGCCCAGAGTGCTGCTGATAGTGCCGCCTCTGCTGCCTCCAGTGCACAGGGAACAGCTAATACAGGCGTAGCTAATGCTGCTACAGCTCAATCTGCTGCTAACTCTGCCGCCTCAGACGCTGCTACTGCTCAGGCCACGGCCAACTCTGCTGTAACTGCTGCTGGCAATGCTGCTAGTGATGCAGCTACTGCCCAAGGAACAGCTAATCAGGCAATCTCTGATGCTTCTGCTGCACTCTCACGTGCAAACCTTGGTGTCTCTGACGCTGCTGCAGCTCAATCAACAGCTGACACAGCTATCTCAACGGCCAATAGTGCAGCCTCTGCTGTATCTGCTCTGTCCAGCTACGACATCATCCCGAGTGTTGGAAGCATTCCCGGTAGCCCAGCTGATCAAGACCTGATCAAGGTCACTGACTCCACTGGTATCGAGAGCTTCTCTCCTCTGAGTGGTCTCCCTGGTGGATTCGTAGGTGATCCCGGTCTCTCTGTGGACCTTCGCTACGGCTCTTCAGGTAATACCTGGACCTATCTCGGCTATGTGGCCTCTGATCCAGACAGCCGCTACGCCAACCCTGCTCAGATCGCCACCCTCCAGGGTGACATCGACTCAACCACCATCACAGCTGACGCTGCTCTGCCTAAGTCAGGCGGCACAATGTCTGGCTCGATCAGCTTTGTGTCTGGTCAAACCTTCGATGGTCGTGACGTCTCTGTTGACGGTGCCAAGCTCGATGGTATTGAGTCGGGTGCAACTGCTAACCGGACCCCAGCTGAGATCTTGGACATCGTTGCTGACGGTGCAGACTCCAACATCTTCACCAATGCTGAGAAGTCCAAGCTGGCTGGCATTGAAGATGATGCTACTGGAGATCAGACAGCTACAGAGATTCGTGCTCTGGTTGCTTCTGCATCTAACTCCAATGTCTACACAGACTCTGAGAAGTCCAAGCTGGGCGGTATCGAATCCGGTGCTACAGGCGATCAGGACGCTTCTGAGATCCGTGTGCTGGTTGGCTCTGCTATTGACTCCAACGTGTTCACAGATTCCCTCAAGTCAAAGCTTGAAGGTATCGACCCTGACGCTGGTGCTCAGGTCAACGCTGACTGGAACGCAACTTCCGGTGAAGCTGAGATCCTGAACAAGCCCAGCATCCCTTCAGTTGTTAGTGATCTAACTAACGACGCTGGCTACATCACTTCGAGTGCCAGCATCTCAGGTAATGCTGCTACAGCTACATCAGCTACCACAGCTGCTAACGCTACGAACGCTGGAAACTCTGCTCTGCTAGAGAATCAGCCTGGTAGCCACTATCTCAACTACTTCAACTTCACTAATACACCAACAGTCCCCGAGACTGCTGCTGATATTGGTGCCGCTACATCTGCTCAAGGTGTACTGGCTGAGTCTGCAGTGCAGCCTGGTGAGAACATCACCCAGCTTAACAACAATGCAGGCTACCTCACCTCCTCTGACACTACTCAGTTCCTGGTTAATAACGCTAACGACACAACTAGTGGCACGATTACTGCTGCTGGCTTCGTCGGTGATGGCTCCCAGCTGACTAATCTGCCTGATCAAACCTTTAATGGTGGCACGATCACAGGCGATATTGTTATCAGCGGTGGTGATCTTAGTGCTGTTGACGTGACTGCAAGCGGTGACCTTAGTGTTACTGGCACTGTCACAAGTGGTGATATCAATGTTGGTGCTATTACGTCTAGTGGTTCAGTCACTGCCACGTCCTTCGTGGGTGATGGTTCTGCTCTGACTGGGTTACTCGAAGAAGCCCCTACCGATGGACAGCAATACGCTCGCCAGAGTGGCAGTTGGAGTGTTGTAACCGGAGGCGGTGGCGGTGGTAGTGGTCCATATAGTGGTCCTGCTGCTTGGGGTAATGTTACCAGTGGTGGATCATTATCCAGCGGATTAAATATCGCCTCTGTCACTAGAACAAACACAGGCGTTTACGACGTTGTGTTCACAACGCCGATGCCTAATGCAGAGTATGCAGTTACTGCAACGGCAACCGGCCCCTCTACATTTGGACGGGCTGCAAGTGTTACTACCATTTCTGCAACAGGTTTCACCCTGCAAGTTACTAGTGGCAGTGATGTTACATATGATCAAGACTTCTACTTTACAGTCTTCTCGACTAACGCCCTCCCGCCTGCGCGGGGTACTGGGTCTGACGCCTGGGCAACAGTAGAAAAGCAGACATCTAATGGTGCGTGCACTGTCCCTGCTTCATTCAATGTTGATTCAGTAACCCGAGCTAGCAAGGGGTTATACAACGTGGTGTTCACCACCCCGATGCCGACTGCTAACTATTCAATTGTTGGTTCAAGCGTCAACACTGGTGATGGCTCAGCCGATCGTCTTGTTACTTATAGAAACCAGTCTCCTACCGGTTTCTCTATTGATATCAGAGATGGCAACGGATCTTCTCAAGATGGAGCCTTTAACTGCGTAATTAACGCTACCAACGCAACCCTCCCTGCAACTATTGACGAGGAGACTATCCGAGCTGCTGCCCAGAACCCTGGTGCTAGTGCTTGGGGCAAAGTTGAAAGTGATGGAACGCTTGAAGGTGGTCTAAATGTTGCTTCAGTAACTAGAACTAGCTCAGGCCAATACGCCATCGTATTTGCTAGAGCGATGCCCAACGCAGATTATGCGGTTAACTGCAGTGCAGCAAGTAGTGCATCCGCTTTTATTACGTCTTCTAGCAGAACAAGCACTGGCTTCACGATAAATGTGAATAACTCAAACGGCGCAAGTACTAACATGCCGTTTGCGTTTACCGTCTTCGCCACCAACGCTCTGCCAGCTAGGCGGGGTACGGGTACAGATGCCTGGGCTTTAATAGATAGGACAACTAGTAATGGTCCCTGTGTTGTTCCTGCTAGTTTTAATATCGCATCAGCTGCGAGAGTCAGTGCGGGGGTTATTCAGTGTGTATTCACTTCCCCGATGCCTACTGCTAATTATGCTGTACAGGCAACGATTGATAATGAAGGATCTACCGCTGATTTTTCTGGCAGAGTTGTTTCATATGACAGAACAGTTAATGGATTTAAGGTACAGTTGGTTAATGGTGGTGGTACTTTAGATGATCGAGGTGTAACTGTTACCGTCAACGCAACCAACGCTACTCTCCCTACATCCTTCACCGAGTCTCAAATCCAAGGTGTTATCGATGCAGGCCCTCAGGGTATTGCTAAGGCTTGGGTGAACTTCGATGGCAGGAATAATGTGATCATTGCCTCGTATAACGTAGAGTCAGTTACTGATAACGGTACTGGAGACTATACGATTAACTTCGCCACGTCGATGTCAGATGAGAAATACACAGTAAACGCTACCGTTCGGAATGATTACGCCGAAGTCCCCTATGGGGCTGCGATGTGGGCAAGCCTGGCTCGATATGAGCAAACGGCTGGAGCGACTCGTGTTATTTGTCAAACTACAGACGGCTCTTTGTTCGACGTTACAACCCTATCAGTTGTTGTCTTCGGTTCTTAATTATGAAAATCATTTATGAAAACCCAGAGGGTGGTGTTGCTGTAGTCACCCCTGCTCCAGGTGCCAGTCTGGAACGTGTAGCCGTCAAGGTGGTCCCCTCGGGGGCCTCTTGGTGGTACAGCAATGGTGACAACCTTCCAGTAGATAATCTCTTCCGGAGCGCCTGGGTGCGCTCTGGTGAGGGTGTTATCGAAGACCTTGAGAAGTCTAAGGAAATTGCACACGAGGTACGTCGCGAAAAGCGCCGTCTAGAGTTCAGACCTCATGATGAGATCATCGCAGCCCGCATTCCTGGAACCTCCTACGAGGAGGAAGAGGAAGCTCGTTCATCGATTCGTGTTAAGTATGAATCGATTCAAGCAGACATTGATTCTGCTGAAACTATTGATGAACTGAGGACCAGAACCCTTAGTATCTAAACCAATGCCAGAATATGCAGTAGGCCTGATGCTTTCAGGTCTATTCGCTTTGACCGGGCTTGTCAATCGAAAGATCGACATGGTCGAAAGGCGACAAGACAAACTAGAACTCAAAGTCGCAGAACAATATGTATCGCACGCTGAGTTAGATCGCCGTTGGGAGATTCTAATTAAGGTGGTGATGAGGATCGAACAGAAGATTGATCATCACGTTGATACACATAAAAGCAAGTAAACTTACTATTCACTATCATGACTGCTATTTGGAACGCTGTACGCCCCGCAATCGTGGGCTGGCTCGTTAGCGAGCAGGCTCGTCAGCTGCTGGTTGAAGTACTTGAGAAGCTCGTTGAGCGTACTGACAATGAAGTCGACGACATGCTCCTGGAAGGACTGAAGCGTGCCCTCCGCGTTGAGGAGTGATGTCTAAGCGTGCCTCTGAAGATCTGATGGACGAACTCCATGCCGCCCTGGCTAAGGAGATGGTTCAGTGGATCAAAGCGGGAGAACTCTCCCCTGCTCAGGCAAGCGTAATCACTAAGTTCCTCAAGGACAATGACATCACGGGAGTACCCATCAGTGGTTCTCCCTTGTCATCTCTGGCCGGGTTGATTCCTGAGCTCACATTTGAAGATACGCAGAGGGGTTACTGATGGCCCCCAGGCGTACATCCAGCCCTGGGAAGTCTGCAAAGTACTACGCAAAGAATCCCAAGGCTCGTGCGAAGAAGAATGCCGCACAGCGTAAGCGCAACAAAACATCCGCCAATAAAGCCTACCGGGCAGAGCTGAATGCAGCTCGCCGTAAGGACGGTAACTACGGCAAAGGCGGTAAAGACTACAGCCACACAAAGTCCGGGAAACTTGTGCGCGAGAGCGCCAAGAAGAACCGCGCCCGTAACGGATCGAACGGTAAATCGACCAAGAAATAACCCTTAGTAAATGAGCCACCGATGGACACGCCCCGAAGCCTCATGCATGATCTCCTCACTTTCCGCGCCTCTGATGCAAAGAAGATGTGGAGAGAGAACATCTTCGCTCGGGACAACTATGCCTGCACCTATTGCGGCTCTACTGACAACCTAACTATCGACCATATCCATCCCCGCTGTAAAGGCGGTGAGAGGTGGTCAGCCTCCAACTGCACGACAGCCTGTCGTTCCTGTAATCAGATGAAAGGATCCATGCACTTGGATGAATTCCTTTTACTTAAGGCTGCATAAATGTCATTCCCTACCTCCCCAGCATTTGGGGATACATATTATTACCCGGAAGACAACTCGACCTACACTTTCAATGGAGAGTCATGGTCGAGAACTTCTGTTGGAATTGGGAACCTTACTTACTACGGTGAAGTAGTAGATACCGGACTTGCTGATAATGGTGTACCCACAGGTGGCACGCCTGGGCAGGTCTTGGTGAAGACTGGTTCCGAAGATTACGCGGCTGTCTGGCAGACCCCAGCAGCTAGCTACACAGACTTCTACCTCGGATCATTCTCAGGTTCGAGTAACTACCCTGCCTCAGCCTCACAGGGGCAGTGGTTGATCGATACAACTAATGATCAGATTGCGGTGTGGGATTCCGACGGCGTATCCTGGAAGCAGACCGAACTCTCGGCCAGCAATACTCCCGCAGTTGATTACCCCTTCCAGTTCGTTTATAGCCAGACCGATGGTACTGGTTATGGATACTCCAGTGCTTACCCAGCTGCCAACTGGAGCAACACTCCGGACGGCAAGGTTCAGCCAATCGGCTACACCTCCAACATCCTCGGAAGGCGTATCAAGTTTGCCACCCTCCAGAACCCTGGAGATGAGGTGACATTCCAAGCTACAGATAACCTCACTGCCTTTAATCGCTACTGCATTATCGGACTTCAGAAGGGTACTGATCCCCTGCCGATGTCCTGGAAGGTTGCAGGCCAGCCCAGCTCAGGCACTGCCTGGATGCTGTCTGACTCTGCTGATCGCGCCAAGGTTGAGCTCTACTCGGCCTACATCGAGCCCTACTGGGGTGGTACTAGCTACGGACACAACCTGGCTGGACGTAGTAACTCCAGCAACCTCTCTGGCATGTCTGGCCATCAGGGCGAGAAGCCCGTCACCTTCAAGGTGGAAGCCGACTACCGGATTGGTATGTACATCGATGGACACTTCCACGTTCAGACGCTTGCCGTCCCCGTGGGTGGTGTTGATCTCTATTGCTTCAGCTATGGCGGTACTGGACGGACCTTCCACCAGCCGACCGGAACGCTGAGCACTCCGACTGCTAACCAGCCGACATCATCACCAGCTGCCCCCACCTCCCGCTTCTTTATGAGCACTGTGGGTCTACCTTCTGGTGCTACCCAGCTGGCCTCTGGTGGTGGCTTCACTCTCTATAGCGATGACGTCGCTGGTGCTGTCTCTGACGTGGAGCTGACTGACACTGAAGCGGCTGCTGCCGCCTTCTGCCGCGTGTTCGTTGACTACTCCAGCATGTCCCTCTTGGAGCGTGCTGAGTCTACTGAGCCCGTGGTCGAACAGGATCAGATCGTCCTCGATCAAGTGCAGTTCCTGGCCCGTGGTTACTTCCACAGCCTCGACCTGGACCTGGCTGGAATCCAGGCCAAGATGGCCCTCTACAACGATGCCCTGGCTGCTGCTAAGGCTGGCTCTGTTGAGGCGACCCTGGGTCAGCTACAGATCCTGACTATCCCCTCTGCTGGTGGTTCTGCAGGCTCGTTCCCTTACGACCCCAACTACGTGTTCAACGCCACTGGCTACGACACGTCTTATCAGAACTACTACCCAGGCGATCCTGCTTGTGATGCCTACGGTATTGAAAAGATCGAGTTCTCTGGATCCTTCATTACCATCTACTTCAAGGACTCCAATGCCATGACGGCATGGCGTTCTCAGGATCAAATCTTTGAAGTGAATGTGCCGGGTGCTAGTTACACCTGGGAGAAGCCCCTGACTCTAAATGCTGCTGCTGAGTACTCAGCCTCAGTGTTTGACTACGTCTCCTACCACCTCCCTAATCAGCTGACAATTGCTGAGAAGGAAGAGTTGGCTGACGTGGCTGCATCCATGTCTGGTTCACCATTCACCATTGAAATTAACAACTCTGGTCAATCCCCCGCTGTTGCGTTGGGTGAGGTCGATGTTGTTACTGAACTGATCACCAAGTTGCAACAGCACTTGGGTAAGTTCCCTCGTTAAATCTATTTGCGTTCTTACGCCTGAATATCATGTCCTCAAGAGCTTACAACTTTCTCAAGCGTGGCTGCGGTGATCGCGCCCTCACGTCTGCTTCTGTCACCGCCCTGGGCGCCCTGACAACTGCCTCCACCCGTAACGATGTCCTCGACATCATCCGTGACCTGGAGATCGCTGATCGCGAAGTCTCCGGTAACAGCATCGGTGGTGCTACTTCAGTGGATAACAGCTGATGGCCTACAAGTGCTGTAAGTCGGGTACTTGCAAGAAGTGCAAGGCCCGCAAGAAGAAAAAGTAAACCGCACGAGGGGGCTAGCGCCCCCTCTTTTTTATGGATCTACAACAATTAGAAGCCAAGATGAAGGACGACTTCTCGTTCTTCTTGACCTTGGTGTGGAGAGAACTTGACCTCCCAAAGCCAACCAGAGCCCAGTTGGCAATCGCTGAATACCTACAGCATGGGCCCAAACGATTACAGATCAGTGCTTTCCGAGGTGTCGGTAAGTCCTGGATTACTGCCGCGTTCGTGCTGTGGGTTCTCTTTGTAGATCCCGACCGCAAGATCATGGTTATCTCGGCATCTAAAGAACGTGCTGATAACTTCTCAATCTTCTGTCAGAAGCTGATCCTAGATATTGACTGGTTGGCCCACCTACGCCCGCGTGACGCCGATCAACGCTGGTCACGTATCTCATTCGATGTTGGACCGGCTAAACCCCACCAGGCTCCCTCTGTAAAGTCTGTGGGTATTACGGGTCAGATGACTGGTTCACGTGCACACCTGATGGTCTTTGATGACGTTGAGGTTCCTGCAAACAGTGCCACGGATATGCAACGCGAGAAGCTGTTGCAATTGGTGTCTGAAAGTGAATCTATTCTTGTCCCAGATGAAGATGCCCGGATTATGTTCTTGGGTACTCCTCAGTCTACTTTTACTATCTATCGTAAGCTAGCTGAGAGGAGCTACAGGCCCTTTGTTTGGCCGGCTAGGTATCCTAGGGACCTCAGCAAGTACGAAGGCCTTCTAGCGCCTCAGCTGGTCGAGGATCTTGAAAAGGGTGCTGAAGCGTGGACACCTACAGATACACGATTCAACGATACAAACCTCATCGAGCGTGAGGCGGCTATGGGCCGCTCCAACTTCATGCTGCAGTTCATGCTCGACACGAGTATGTCTGATGCTGAGAAGTTCCCGCTCAAGTTCCAGGACCTGATCGTTACACCTCTGGGTGCTGAATGTGCTGAGGCTTATGCGTGGTCGGGAGACCCCCGCTACATGCTTAAGGACCTCAATCCCGTAGGACTGCCCGGAGACCGCTTCTACGGCCCGATGTTTATTGATGAGGGTATTTGCCCTTACAACGAGACCATCGTGTCTGTGGACCCTTCAGGGCGCGGTACAGACGAGACTGTGGCTGTAGTTCTATCTCAGGCTAACGGATACATCTTTGTCCGTGATATGAAAGCCTATAAAGATGGTTACTCTGATGCCACCCTATCTGACATCGTTCGACTAGGTAAACGCTACAAAGCATCCAAGCTCCTAATCGAATCTAACTTTGGTGACGGCATGATCTGCGAACTCTTCCGCAGACACATCACACAGATGCAAGCAAACATGCTGACTGAAGAAGTACGTGCCACCTCCCGTAAGGAAGAACGCATCATTGAAACTCTTGAGCCGGTAATGAACCAGCACAAGTTGATCATTGACCCAAGAGTCTGGGAGTATGATTATTCTTCTAATCCCGATGCTGCTCCTGAGAAGCGGCTCGAATACATGTTGGGATATCAGATGTCCCGAATGTGCCGCGAGAAAGGCGCTGTCAAACACGATGACCGTGTTGATGCTATGGCACAAGGTGTCCAATACTTCGTCGATGCTGTTGCTCAGAGCGCCTTTAAGGCTCAAGCACTACGTAAACACGAAGAGTGGAAAGCTATGACATACGCCTTTGAACACTACGGAGAAGCAGCTACAGATGCTCTTGTCCTTGGACACTCCTTCAAAACCCTGACATCCCGCGCTGACACTGGCGTCTGGGAGTGGTGACAGTTTGGTGTCGCACCTTTACAGGAGGAGTGGTGTCCTCTTGTGTGGATTTGCGGTGATATCCCCCCGTTATTCGAGGGGGGATTTCTCTCAAACACACAACTACCAAACACAATTGACTGGACTGTGAGTTAACAACACAGTGCTTGCGGAGGTTTCTAGGCACCTCTGAAGTAACACAAACCACTAGGCCTAGGCGTAGCTTGAAGAGACGTAGTCTCGAGAGCACAGCCACAAGACGAAGTCTTTGGATTGGGAGGTCATCGACCTCACATACATCCAACCTGAGTCTTCATAACCGTATAACCACAAACCTACTTAGCAGTACTGCTATTGCTATGTCTATTCAAGTCTATCCACATAACACCAACGATACTATCCTCACCTTCGATACTAGACATAAACACTTTGTGTTGTATCTAGATAACTACTCTTGCTTCAAAGACAATCCTAAGGACATTAGGAGAGCTTTTGGTAAGGCTAGGAATGTCCCCTCTGTAAAGGCTATGGAAGCCTGGGCTGAGGAGATGTGTGCTGCTTATGTAAAGCAAACACCCTCCTTCGACAAAGACAGGATCCTCAATGAGGGATTCGGTCCTGAGGCGCACGGAGATGAGGAAGAACCAAACGACAACACAATGATGATCACATGATCTCTCCTGAACATCGTGAGAGGCTTCTAGAAGCTCTTAGAGCGGCTCGTAAGGCTAAGAACCCATATCTGGTCAAAAGCATTAACGCAGCCCTTGAGGGACGCGACTACGACCCTCTCACAGACCTTCCGTCAATTCATCCCGAGGTGGATGATGTTTGGCGCTTTTGAAAAAGAGAAAAGGCACCCCACCTCCGCCACCTCGCCTTCGGCTCCGGTGACCTCGGTGGGGACAAACATTCCGGGTGACAGGCATACCTAGCAGGGAACTTCCCACAGAGTGTTATTGGCTGTCCGCAGACTTTGCATGGCAGTTGCATAACAGCATTTTGGCATAAATCTCTGAAGGCATACCTACTAGCGCGGGCGGCGGCCTTCCCCCCGTGGCCCCCCTCCCTTCTCGCGCGTAGGCCCCCCTCCTTTCGCGCCCAGGCAGGCCACCCTAGGTCCAGTCTGGGGGGTAGGTAGGTCCAGGCCCCTTGGTATCACTAGGATCTCATTAGATCATCAATCTGATGGACAGGTAACACGCACGCGCAGGCGGGCAGGCAGGCGGGCGCACGCGAGGCCGACACCTCTCGACTCCTCTCCGCTTCTCCCTCCCCATCTGTTCGCATTCAATCCGATATCTGATCGGCCCACCCTCTACCAATACTAATCCGTATCACACCATG